GCATATTTTAATGCTATTGATATTAAAAAGACTATTTCAAGTAATAATCTTAACCATATTAAAAGAGTACATGGTGGTACAGAAAATGAGGAAACTTTAGAGGAGTTAATAACTGATGTTGTTTATTTTTTAGAAAACTTAACAGAACAATTAAAGGAGGAAGCATGACAGACAGAACTTTACCAACAGGTCTAGAAATAATGGATACTAAGCCATTAAAGGTTACAAACCCTTTTTCAGGCGACAGCGTAATGTTAGAACCCGATGCTCTTGCCGTTTACGATTTTATCAAAGGTAGCGAAGCGTTAGGTCACTATGAAGATTTACGCGAAGGTATCAATTGGTTTGCGGAACACGAACCTGAAGCGTATATGATTTTACTGGATTAATTATGGATATAGAAAAAATACTAAAAGAATATGAGTTCGGTTATGAAGATAATCGAACCGCTTACGATAAGTTTTTAGATAATATGTACAAAGCTTATTTAGTAGAGTCTGAAGGCTATCGAGAAATTAATACACTGACTCGTGACGAATATTTCGAAGCTAATCAAGATTTTTTAATTAATAAATTTAAGGAGATCAATGATGAGTGACACTTATAAAGTATATACAGTAGAGGAAGAAATCACTTACGGTATATTAGCTGATTCTACTACGAGTATAGCGATCCATGTACTCTATATACAGGTCTATGATGAACGCGATACCGTTCTACAAGGACTAGGTAAGGGACAACTTTGTGCACGAGCGTTTATAAAAGATAGTGATGATTTTGAACCTAAGGAAGGTTTAACAAGACCAAACCTTTATTCGGAGAAGGAAACAATGAGTAGGTACGATTCTTATATACTATACTTACAGCAGTTAACGAAGGAATGGCAAAATTCGTGATTAGGGGATGTGCCTTTATAAAATCCTGGATACAGGTGAAGGCTGAATTAGGGATAAGTAGGAACCATACCCGAACTAATCACAAGTCAGCAGGTTTTAATTTATTTTACCCTGTCATAACAACTCGGAGTGCGGTTGTCTGACGAAAGCACTCCACTCTATTACTGCTTTAAACTGTAAATAATGGGCTTTATAATATATTTACGCGTTAAGGGTTTAACGCGATTAACTAGAAAGGAGAAAGAATGAATAATCAAGATAAACGCACAAATGTGGCATTACCTGACGATTTAGCCGAAGATATAGACTATATTGCAGAAATGTTAACACAACAAACAGGAGCTAAGATTGGTAGAACGAATGCTATCAGAGTAGCAGTAAAATCATGGTTTGACGCTAACAATAACGGATAATATATAAAGGAGAAAGTTATGAAAAAAGAAAGAATATCATTACCTCCAAATGATGAAAAACTTAGGAGATATTTGACAGAAGGATTAACGGGTAGGGCAACAGCCCATACTTTACCTTCATATCCAATAAAAAGTACAAGGAGGAGTTATGACAGATAAAATATTTGAGTTTTATATATTAGACCCTGCATCAGACGCAATCAGGAAAACTAATTACAGTGTCAGTAGTCCGAAAGGTTGGCATAGAATCTTTAGAGGCACGGTAGAAGACTTCCAAAAAGTAGAAGAACTCTACGGTGAGCTTTGGGCTAGTGTGATTGATAACCAACTCGGACTAATCGAGGAACACGCAGGAGAGCTAACGGACGACCCTATACTACAAAACTGGGAAGGTGCCGAGATTATTGTTATCGACTCTATTACTAAGTTAGGATTTTGGTATTTAGGTGACGGTAATTTAGAACCAATAACAAAATTTCCTGATAACAAGAATGCGTAGAGCTTCGCTTGGCGTTTCGGCTACTGCTTTAAAGTGGGTTTGTTCCCCTTTATAATATATATAGGCGTTAGGGAATTATCCCGAGGCGTAAGAAAGAGAGAAAGAAATGGAAACAGTTAGATTTGATAAAGCGGATGTATTCTCATGGGAATCTACCCACGACGAGTGGATACAAGAAGCAATGGACGACTCGAGCGATATTGCGATAGTTGTGGGAGAAACAATAGAATTTTCGAAACGACAGCATGCAGGTGATGTTCACGGTGCGATGGGACCAGTCGGATTATATATTTATACGATGGAAGATGACGATTGGGTATATATAGCCCACTACATCAATGAAGTCGAGCACCAGTGCTTTTTATTCAGACATAGGAAATAATATGACAAATAAAGAAACATACGAAGATATACAAAAAGAACTTGATAAACATCGAGTGGATGAGTGGCATTCAGTGATTCCACTATCGGAAGATGGAGCTTGTTTGCTAAATGACCTAGCAGATGCAGGTCATCCATCGATTCCCTTCGGAGTTAATGGATTAACATTACATAATACGATGTCGATAGAACCGAAAAGTGGGGTAACTACTATAGCTCACTCGATACTGTACGAAGACGCAGATTATATCTACAACATATTGAGTGTACATTCAGGAGATCTACATGCATGTCATATAGCTCAGATTACGAGACATGATAAAGAATGTGATTATTTAATACAAAGTAAAGACTGATAACAGCGTAAGCGAATCTTTAAGTAAAATAGAGCATATGACTCTACTGGTTTAAAACCAAAATAAAACAGAAGATTTAGACTTAGCGACAGTCAAACTACAACCCTCGATTGTTACGATAATCGGGGGTTTTTTATTACGGGTAACGCTCTACTACTGCTTTGTTCGCTTGGTAAATCGTAAGTATAATATACCTATAGCTAAAAAGGTTTAGCGATTTTAATAACAAAGAAAGAAAGGAGAAAGATATGAAAAATAAATGGATACAACTTAAGAACGGTGGGGAAATATACGAAGGAGCAGACGCTGCTGACTACCCTGAAACACCGAGCGGTAAAGAGTTAGGTCATTATTATAACAATGATTGGTCTATTACTACCAAAATGAGTGAAGATGATAACTATACTTATATCACCCACGAGTTCGGAGGCACATGTATGGTGATTAGGTTAGAGAAAGGAGAAATAATATGAAAGAAAAAATAAATATAAACACTAAATTGACAAAAGCTCTGAGAGAAGGAGTAGAGCACAGTCATACATTAGTCGAAACAATAAGAAAGAATCATAACGAATTCGTATGGTACTGGCTGTGTTCCTATGATGCTGCTACGTTCGATNCNNTGGATATGTTCGAGCCTAATCTATANGATGTTTCGCTAGACTTTAATCCTGGTGATCTCTATGGTAAATACTATGATCGTACTGGTCATGATTCTAAAAAATATTATGAGTCTGATGGTAAGTTTAATATGCCTAAAAAGTTTAGTGATGGTCCTATGCTTTTAAATCTTGGTCATTATGAAACTGACTCGCGTAATGCTTTGTTTATACCTACTACTTGTCTAACGAGTTGTAATAGTGTTTTTTATCGTACTCTAAAAAAGTATACTCCTAAAGATTGTTTCCCTGCGGACTACTATACCGATTCATATAAGTTAAGTAATCGTATGCGTCCCGAAGTGACTCATGCTGTAATACTATATACGTCTAATCAAGATGGTGATTGTGATATCTCTGTACGTTGGCTTCAGGATAGTCTACTGTCTACGTATAAAGAGTTTATCGGTATTAGTGAGATCTTTGAGCATCTATGGGAAGGTTTCCAAATCGATCCTTTTAATAATCTCTATTAAATAAACTCTACTAAATGCCCCCGTGCCGCGTTCAGTGGTTCGGGGGTTTTTTATTATTAAATCTATTGTATTGTTATCTGGTAAATTAAAAAAGTTTTTCAAAAAAGTTTTTCAAATGTACTAATATCTCTAATATACTAATAGAATCGTTCTACGATGGTCTATATCATTCGAATGTTGACTCTATCAAAACTAATAGATTTTCTATTAGTTATTAGAAACATAGGGTATGATTCACTAGAGGGCATGAGAAAACTATTTAAATCTATTATTTTCTAATATTATTGTAATAACTCTATTAGACTCAGGAGATATATATGAAGCAGCTAACATACACTTCACTTGTTCCGACGGAAGACGGCAAAGCATTCCTTGACGACAAGGGTAAGACTTGGCAACCACTCAACTCGAAACAAAAGAAGTTTTGTAAGGAGTATTTTAAAGGTCAAACAGCTACCGAAGCTGCTATCAAAGCAGGGTATACGAAAGACAGGAAGGGTGCTAAGACACAAGGCAGTGTATTACTGAATCATAACCCAGTTGTACGAAACTACTTGATAGACTTGGAAATCGCCGCCTCAGAGAGGGACGCAGTTTCTTTAGAGAGCCATTTGTCCACGCTTCACGATCTACGAGAAGAAGCCAAAGACCAAGGACAGATATCCGCGGCAATAACAGCCGAGGTTCATCGAGGCAAGGCTGGTGGACTCTACATTGATAGACGCGAGATACTAACCGCGAAGATCGATCTGATGTCCAAGGACGACATACTCACTCGACTCGAAGAACTAATAAAGAAACGCTCTACTGAATCCAATGTCATCGAAGGTGACTTCAGTCAAACTGATTGAATCCAGTCAGCTTGATTGGATCCAGTCACTCTATCGCTCTACTCTACTCTATCACTCTATCAATCTACTCTACTCTATCGCTCTACCCGAACCCTGACCCTGACCCGAACCCAACGATCCAGGGAGCGAGGGACGCAGCGAGCGAGCGACGGAGCCAGCGATTTGAGGATTTAATTAGGATTTAGTTTAGCTTAGGTTAGCTTAGCTTAGTCTAGATTAGTTTAGATTAGTGCTTGTAGTTTAGTTAGATTAGTGTATAGTGAATACATGACAAATATAAATAACAAGGTTAGCAGCCCTTCAAAAGCTGTAGGTTCTACGACTAACAAAGCAACGGGTAAAATCCCTATGCCTAGTGGTGGTAGTGGTTCTTTAAACTTAAACTCTAAAGTATGGGTATCTGATGAGTTTTATTCTTCGGGTTGTTCAGCTTCATTACCTAAACAATTAGCAACAGTTTTAACACTTGTTGTTAATGAGTTCGGTGGGTCTTGTACTCTTAAGCAATTAGATGAGCTATGGCAAGCATCTGAATACTTAGATGTTAACGGCGGTAAATATACGCAAGGTATACAGACACGCTTAGGACAAAAATCTTTTTGGACACACTATGTTAGCGGTACATCATTCACTAACAAGATAACAGAAAGAAAAGCTAGCGTTCAATTTGGCATAGATAATTATGCTAAGTACATCAAGATCAGCTAGTCCTTAACCTAAATTAAAATAACCCTAGTAGCTCTATAAACTACTAGGGTTTTTTATTGCCTGTCATATCTACCCTTACCCTTACCCTTACCCTTACCCTTACCCTGTACAATATTTAAACAGTTGTACAATAATTAACCAATAACTATAAGTTATAAGCACACTAGCTTATATAACTATTTAGCCTATACCCCCCTATTGACATTTCGGGTACCTACCCTCCGCCACACCTTAGTGTCACGTCCATAATACGTACTACTTTACAAAAGTCCCTATGATAAAAAATTTTGCGAAAAAAATTTTTTCGAATATACTTTTGCAATGGGTATTATGGGTTTACTAAAAAACATGTTTAATGTGGATACTGTTAAAGGCAATGTAAATTACGATATCATAAAACCNGAAGGCGGTANGTTTGCGGGTCCTNTANTTGCTCAAGAACCTAAACCCGAACCAAACAGAATAAATGAAATTTTATCTGAACTAGGTTACGATGAACGTATTGATGCTATAGAACAATTAAAAACAGTAGACCGTCAAAGATTTTCTCCATCATATATTTATGAAAAAGGATATCAAAAAAGTCCACACAGTTTCTTTAATGATGGGTACGACGCTAACGCTGATATACCCATAAATCCTGAAACAATAGAGTCAGANTTTTCTGATTTTATTAANCTATTTCNAGATGATAATGTAAAAGAAATTAACAAAGTTATAGGCTCAGAAACGATATCTCCATTTGCTAATGAATTAATGCCTGAATTACAAAGATATAAAGAAAAACATCGTAGTCTTCCTAGTTCTTTTCAAGATTTTTTAATGAACACTTACAGTATGGATGTGTAATGGGTTTTAAATTAAGTTTAATTCTTGGAGCTCTCTTGGTAGCTAGTTTGGCAGGGTCTTCGTATCTATTTAACCAATTAACACAAGCCAAAGCCAATCAAATAGTATTAACAGATAAAATATCTGAACAAAATGATTCTATAAAACAATACCTAGTTAAACAAGAACAGCTATCCACGGACCTCGGTAAGTTGGAAACGGAAAAACAAAACGCCCTACGGGAAGTCTTTAAACTCAGAAACACATTTGCTAAGCACGATCTAGATAACCTTGCGTTAAATAAACCGAAGTTAGTAGAAAAAATTATTAATAAAGCTACTAAAAAGGTAATGACGAACTTAGTAGAATTAACCACGGTCAATGAAGATGAAACAGTTACTAATTAGTATATTTTTGTTAATCGCGGTCAGCGGTTGTTCGTTACTTCCTGTTAGACCTGTTGATGTAAATACGATAGCGTTACCTGCCCCAATGTACCACCCACCGTTGCCTATAGAAATCCAAGCGGTAGACGTTAAGTTTGAAGTATTAACTCCTGAATTAATGGAAGAATATTTAAAATTAGTAAAAGACGGTAAAGCTCCTGCGGTAGCGTACTACGCATTAACGACTAAAGAATATGAAAATCTGTCTATGAATATGGCAGAAATAACTCGGTACACTAAAAACATTTTAGCAATCATTCAATACTACAGAGACTACGATAAAGAATCCGACGATTAAAAAAGTCCGCGAACATTGAAACCCACCCCTAGCGACTTCTCCTTTACTTTTTAAAGACTTTTGATCTTTTTAAATATACCCTATACTTCCAAACTATGGCTGTCAGGGAACAAGAATTTAAACCACAAGTAGGTTCTTTAGAACAACTAATCAACAATATGAAAGGTGATGGATTAGCGGGGCTTATCGAAACAATAAATCCTAATATTGCTAATAAACCTGATTATCAGAAATTAAAATCTTTCGGTAAAGGCACTGCAGACTTCCTTATGGATCCGTTAAATTTAATTGGTGGAGCAGGAGCAGGAGTAAAAGGAGCTACTATACTGAGTGATATTCCGATAGCTTTGTATAATCGATTTAATGATGTTACTAGACAATTAGAAAAAGTTAGATTAGCTATTAAAAGAGAAACTAAAAACAGTGCTACAGAAGATAATGCAAAGACTCTTGCTCGATTAAAAAGAGAGGAAGCTAGGTTAGTAGGACAAGAAAAAATTATTAATACTGATATAGTAAAAGAAACAGGTCATGATCTGCTGGGGATAGAGGCTGCTAGAAAAGCAAAAAACACAGGTATTTTAAGTGCGATAAAAGAACCAAGTAGTTTATTCCACGGTAGTCAAACAACAGGTATTAAAAGTCTTAAATTACCTGAAGGCTATGGTTCCGAAGGTGGAGTTTATTTAGCTGATAAATTTAACGATCCTAGAATTAAAATATTTACTGAAGGAAAAATTTCTAAAGGTCGTCCTGGATCAGCCTATATTACTCGTCCTAATTTTAGCAATGTTTTAGACGTATCGAACACACCCAAACAAGTTGATAAAACATTAAGAAATCTTCAAATAGACTTTCTTAACCGACCAACAACCCGATTTGAATCAGGTACAACCCGATTTAAAACCACCGAACCTGCTTATCAAGTTTCACAAATTAGACGAGGCACTGCAGCTCCTACTTTTTTTGATAAAGAAGTTGGACAAGGAATTATGGATTTAGGTTTTGATGCAATAAAATTTCCTACTGCTAATTTAGGAAGATTAGCATCTAAAAATTACGGAAATACTGTAATTTCTTTAGACCCTAAAAACACTTTAGATATTTTAGAAGAAGTACCTTATGATGACATTGATGAATTTATACGATTATTAACTAAATAATGACAAAAAACGCTGATAAGCTAAAAGCTCTTAAATCCATAAACACGGAATACCTAACTAAATCGGAAGCTAAAGAGTTTACGATTTTATTAGAAGAATTAACTAAACGTGAGTTTCAAGAAAAGTCAACAAGTACTTTTATGGATTTTGTAACATCTATTTGGAAAGAATTTATTACAGGAGACCACCACGTAAAAATGGCAAAAGCTTTTGATGATATAGCGAGTGGTAAATTAAAACGTTTAATAATAAATATGCCACCTAGACATACTAAATCTGAATTTGCTTCGCATTTATTTCCTGCATATTTGTTAGGTAAAAATCCTAAATTAAAAATTATTGAAGCAACACACACCGCCGACCTTGCCGTTAACTTTGGTAGAAAAGTTCGTGATTTAATTGACGGCGAAGAATATCAAGAGTTGTTTCCAGAAACACAACTAAAAGCCGATAGTCGTTCCGCGGGTAAATGGTTAACTAATAAAGGCGGAGAATACTATGCCGCAGGTATTGGTGGTGCGTTAGCGGGAAGGGGTGCAGATTTATTTATTATTGATGACCCGCATTCAGAGCAAGACGCTATGTCTGATAAAGCTTTAGAAGAAGCTTACGAATGGTATATGTCGGGTCCACGACAAAGATTACAACCAGGAGGTGCAATCGTTATCGTTATGACGCGTTGGAATAAAAAAGATTTAACAGGTCGTTTAACTAGAAAAATGGCACAAGATGAAGGAGCTGATCAATGGGAAATTATAGAGTTTCCTGCAATATTACCTTCAGGCAAACCGCTTTGGGAAAATTTTTGGAAGTTAAAAGAATTAGAAAGTATTAAGGCTTCGGTTAGTCCTTCTAAATGGGCGGCACAATATATGCAACGTCCCACAGGTGAAGGTATTTCGATTATCCCTAAAGAATGGTTTAATGTTTGGGATGAAAACAAACCACCTAAATGTGATTATTTAATACAAAGTTACGATACCGCATTTTTAAAATCAGAAAGAGCTGACTTTACCGCTATAACCACATGGGGAGTTTTTTATCCTGAAGGTAAAATAGGCGAAGAAACATATCATGGTAACGAAGCTCATTTAATTTTAATAGATTGTATAAAAGAACGTTTTGATTTTCCTGAACTAAAAGCAGAAGCATTACGTTTATACGATTATTGGCAACCCGATACCGTAATTATCGAAGCTAAAGCTTCAGGGATTCCATTAGTACAAGAATTACGTAGAGTTGGTATTCCTGTAAATACTTTTTCTCCAGGAAAAGGTCAAGATAAAATCGCTAGGTTAAATTCTGTTTCACCTATTTTCCAAGACGGTAGAGTCTGGGTTCCTGATAATAGATTCGGTGAAGAATTAATGGAAGAAGTTTCTGATTTTCCATCGGGAGAAAATGATGACTTAGTTGATGCTACTACTTTAGCGTTAGCAAGGTTTAGAGAAGGTGGTTTTTTACAACTAACCAGTGACTATGTTGACGAAGAAGAATATTTCGGCGGCGAAAGGGTTTATTATTAATGAAATACGTAATATGATGTACATCCATGGCTATTGAAAAACAACCTTTATCTGTGCTTTCTAATCCTCAAGAAGAAATAGAGTTAGAAATAATGCAGCAACCCGAAGAAGAAACAGAAGTTTTTCTACAACCCGACGGCTCCGCTATTTTAGGCAGTGAAATGCCAGAAGAAATACCCTCTAAGTTTGGAGAAAATTTAGCAGAAACATTAGATGAAAGAGAATTAAGATCAATAGCTTCAGAATTAACGTCTTCTTACGAAGATGATTTAGAATCAAGAGATGATTGGTTTCAAACTTATTCAGAAGGTTTAGATTTATTAGGTGTACGTTCAGATTCTAGGTCACAACCTTTTGTTGGAGCTTCAGGAGTTCATCACCCGATACTTGCAGAAGCCGTAACCCAATTCCAAGCCCAAGCGTATAAAGAAATGTTGCCTGCAGGTGGACCTGTAGACACAGAAGTTTTAGGAATGATGGATGACTCAAAAGTTGAAAAAGCTAATAGAGTTAAAAACTTCATGAATTATCAAATAACTTATAAAATGGAAGAATACGATCCTGAAATGGATCAATTATTGTTTTATTTACCGTTATCAGGTTCCGCATTTAAAAAAGTTTATTACGATCCGTCGTTAGGACGTGCTGTAGCTCGTTTTGTTAAATCAGAACACTTAGTTGTACCGTATTACGCAGTAGATTTACTTAGTGCACCACGAATTACCCACGTTATCCACATGACTGAGAACGAATTACGTAAATTACAGTTATCAGGGTTCTATAGAGACACCGAAATGATGGCACCAAGTAGTGCTTCTGACACATCTGATATAGATGAAAAGATTGAGGAGCTACAAGGCATATCTAGAACAATAACTGATGAAGAATTTACCCTATTAGAGATGCATGTTGACTTAGATTTAGCAGGTTTCGAAGATACAAACGAAAATGGTGAAGAAACAGGGTTAGCACTGCCGTATATAGTAACTATTTGTAAAGATAACAACGAAGTATTATCAATAAGACCTAATTATAACGAAAATGACCCTATGCGAAGAAAAATAGAGCATTTTACGCATTATAAGTTCCTTCCAGGACTGGGTTTTTACGGTTTTGGGTTAATTCACATGATGGGAGGCTTAACTAAGTCGGTTACTGCAATTTTACGTCAATTAATAGACGCAGGTACGCTTTCTAACCTTCCAGCAGGTTTTAAATCACGTGGATTAAATATTCAACGTCACGATGACCCATTACAGCCAGGAGAATGGCGAGATGTAGACGCTCCAGGAGGCAGATTACAAGATGCTTTCCTTCCATTACCATATAAAGAGCCAAGCGGTACTTTAACGCAATTATTAGGAGCATTAGTAGATTCTGGTAAACGATTTGCTGCAACTGTAGAAGATCCAACAGGAGACGGTAACTCTGAAGCTCCTGTAGGTACTACGGTAGCTTTAATGGAAAAAGGACAACGAGTTATGTCCGCAATCCATAAAAGATTACATTACGCACAAAGAACAGAATTTAAAATATTAAAAAGAGTTTTTGGTGAGTTTTTACCACCACAATACCCATATCAAGTACAAGGTGCTTCAGAAAATGTATTTAAAGAAGATTTTGATAGTTCTATAGATGTGATACCTGTTAGTGACCCTAACATATTCAGTATGACTCAAAGAATTACATTAGCTCAAACACAATTACAAATGGCACAATCCGCTCCGCAGTTACATGACTTAAGAGCAGCTTATCGTAAAATGTATATAGCCTTAAATATTAAAGATATTGATTCAGTATTACCTGAGAAAAAAGAAGTACCTGCTAGAGACCCTATTAGTGAAGAACAAGCAGTTATTACGGGTAATCCGATAAAAGCTTACGATTTTCAAAACCATGAAGCGTATATTGCTTCGCATTCAGCGTTTATGCAAAACCCTATGGTACAAAAAAATCCTGTAGCCATGAAGTCAATAGGAGCCAACATACAAGAACATCAAGCAATGTTATATAGACAACAAATAGAACAAGCATTAGGTCAACCGTTACCACCTATCGGTGAAGAAATGCCACCAGAAATTATGAATCAAATAGCTACTATGGCGGCACAAGCTACACAACAAGTTACGGGTCAAGCTCAAGCAATGGCACAAGCTCAAGCAGCAGCACAACAAACACCGCAAATGCAAATGTTCCAACAACAACTAGCGTTAGAAAAAGAACAATTAATGCAAAAAGAAACTGACGATGTTAGAGACGCTGAATTAGCACTACAAAAAGCTCAATTAGATGCACAAATTAAACGTGAAAAAATAGAAGCTGATTTAAGAGTATCGGATACTAAAGCTGCAATAGAATTACAACAATTAGAGTTGAAAGCAAAAACTGATGCTGATAAGAACTATAACGATCTAGTAAAAACAGTTCGTGAAAGTAGAAACCAAAACGGAGAAATATAATGCGAGAGTATTACGATGATAAAATGAAAGCGTATCCGTCACCTTCAAAAAAGGCTAATAGAAGTGCACCTAGTGAACCAGCAATAACTGATTCTACTAAAGTTCAATCTGTTACCGCAGGAGAAGTGAATACGGATGCGAAAGGAAATGTTGTTGGTAAGGAGTCAAAAATGAAAGCTGCTTACGGACAAACTAAAGGACTTCTTTGGTATAATTACATTAAATAAATGGATTATATCTTAGCGACGGAGCATTTGCTCCGCAAGTATCGTGAGAGAATAGATGCTCTCACGCAAACGCTGGCAGCAGGTAGTATTGAGAACATTGAACAATACCAACGGATTGTCGGGGAAATAGCAGGTTTGAGTTTAGCTGAACAAGAAATTCAAACTTTACATTCTAATATGGAGGATGCAAATGACTAATGAAGTCGAAACAAAAATAGTTCCAGACAGAGTTTTAAGAGACTTTGGTAGTGATAATGTTCCTGAAATGGTTTCAGAAAACGTAATCACACCAGATAACTTAGACTCTCATGCAGAATCGTTACCACGTCCTACGGGGTATCGTATTTTAATATTACCTTTTACACAATCGCATGTAACTAAAGGTGGCATACATTTAGCTAAATCAACTGTTGACAAGGAAAGACTTGCAACCGTTGTTGGTTATGTTGTCGCTACAGGACCAGACGCGTACAGTGACCCACATAAGTTTCCAGAAGGACCTTGGTGCAAAGAAGGTGATTGGGTGATTTTCGGTAGATATGCGGGAGCTCGTTTTCAAATAGAAGGTGGCGATATGCGTCTTTTAAATGATGATGAGATTTTAGCAACTATTGACGACCCCGAAGCAATTTTATCATAACAACTTGAGGAGGACTCATGCAAGAAGAAGCAGAAAACATAGAACTAGAACTTCCAGAAGGGGAAGTTGACATAAGAGCAGCTGATGTAGACGATTCAATTACTGCGGAAGTAATTGAAGAAACATCTGTTGAAGAAAATCAAACAAAAGATGAACTAGACCAAATTAGTGAATCAGTACAAAAACGTATTGATAAACTAACGTATAAAATGCGAGAAGCAGAAAGACAGCGAGATGAAGCAGTCAATTACGCTCAAAGCGTAAATCAAACCGCATCTAGTTTAAAAGAAAAATTAAAAAACTCTGACTCATCTCTTTTCAAAGAGTATGACAATAGGGTACAATCGGATATTGAAAGAGCAAAGTCTTATTTAAAGAACGCTCAAGAAACAGGAGACGGTGATGCTATTGCAGATGCTACAGAAAAACTTTCTAGAGCAAGTGCTGAAGCAGAAAACCTTAGAAGGTTATCTGCTCAACAACAAATCAGAGAGCAAAACACTTCACAAGAAGTTCCTGTTGAAGAATATAGACCTACGTTACAACCTCAGGAATCAAGACCAGACCCTAAGGCAGAAGAATGGGCTAGCAACAATAAATGGTTCGGAGATGATCAAGCAATGACTTTTGCAGCTTTTGGAGTACATAAAGAATTAGTAGATAGTGGTTTTGACCCTACTTCTAATGATTACTACTCAGAAGTTGATAAACGTATGAGAGATAATTTTCCACACAAGTTTTCAGAAGAGCAATCTGCCCCCGTGCAACAGGTTGCTGC